TGCTGTTTAACAATGTAACTTTGAGAACTTTTAGATTTTCTTTTAAAATGACTCCACGAGATGAAAATGAGGCAACATCTATCAAGTCTATCATTAGAACTCTAAAAAGAAATATGGCAGCAAAAAACAAAAGTGGAATATTTCTAGAAACACCAAATATTTTTGAACTTCAATATAAAAAAGGAAATAGACCTCATCCATTCTTAAACTTATTTCAACCATGTGCCCTTAGTGACATGAGTGTAAATTATACTGGTGAAAATGTTTATGCAACATATGCAGACGGAACACCAATTTCTATGATTATGACTCTAACTTTCAAAGAATTATTTCCAATCTATCAAGAAGATTATGAAAAAGGAGCATTTTTTAATGGTGAAGAAAAAGGATTCGATGATACCGATCTAATTTATGGCATTAATGATAACACCCAAAAAGACAATATTCAAGGAGTAGGATTATAAAATGGGATATTTCAGAGAACTACCGAATTTTGAATATCTTTCACCTCTTTCTGATCGCAACTCAGCATCAGAATATATTGAGGCAAAAAATTTATTTAAAAGAGTAAAACTTAGAGAAGATTTTTATAATTCAATAACTAATTTTGAAAAATATTATATCAAAGGTAATGCAAGACCAGATCAAGTTGCAAACGATTTATATGGATCATCAGATCTTGATTGGGTTGTTTTAATTAGTGCAAATATTGTTAATGTAAGAAATCAATGGCCATTAAGCACAAATGATTTATATGAGTATGCAAAAGATACTTACGGTGATACTCTCACGCATACTAGATATTATGAAACTATAGAAGTAAAAGATAGTAAAGGAAGAACAATTCTTCCAAAGGGACAAATTGTTGATTATAACTTTAAATCACCAAAACCAAAGATTGATACTGCAGTGACATCATCTTATGTGCAGTATTGGGATAGTGGATTAAATTCTGCGGTTACTAAAACAAATATAACAAAATCGATTACAAATTTTGATTATGAGACAGATTTGAACAATGAAAAAAGAGGAATTTTCGTACTACGTCCAAGTTATCTACAATCATTCTTAATAGATCATAGAAGAATTATGGGGTATAAAAAATCCTCTAGTCAGTATATTAATTCTAAGACTAAGAGATCAGAAAATATTAGAGTTAAATCACCATAAGACATAAAAAAACCGCAGAAGTAAATCTGCGGCATAAGATTTGATTACACGGTATACTGTATAATCAGATTTCACTCTTCAGCAAGTTTCTGAAAATATGAGAGTGCATCATCATCGTCATCATTGAGAGAAGATGGGGAACTAGAGTTTACAATATCTTCAGCGTTGAAGTCACCGGGTGTAGAGGTTACAGCAGGAGCAATACCACGACGTTCGTCATTGAACTGGCGCTCTTCTTGCACAGATTCCTCATCTTGGAAACGAGGAGTACCTTTGTTACCAAGAACATAATCAAGACGCTTCTTCAAAACATCATATGATTTGAACTGATCGGCAGCAACAAACTCTTCCAGAGAGTATTGCTTCTTCCAAATTGCTTCCATTGCGTCATCGTCATCCAACAATGCACTCTGTGCAGCAAATTCGGATGAATCATAGTTGCGGTAACCAGCAACGTTCTTTGCCTTCAGTTTGAAGTTAGCACCTTGCCAGAAGTCGAACGGATCGATTGCTTCCTCATCTTCAAACTCAGGTTGCATAGCAGCAGTGAGTTTGTCAAAGATCTTCTTGCCGAACTTGTAAAGCATTGCTCTACCTTCATTGGAAGGATTTGCAGGATCTTTAACAACATAGATGTTAGCAACGTAAGTCAGTTTACGTTTCTGCTTACGTGCAGCATCTTTACCAGCATCAGTGCCGTTGTTCCACAATAGCGAATTATATTCAGAAACAGGATCTTTTTGTCCCAGAGTGGTGAGAGAATTTTCAATAAACCAACCACCAGGACCTTGGAAGGCGTGGGAGTAAAGTTTTACGAATGGAAGATCTTCGCCGTTGGGAGCAGGCAGGAAACGGATAACGGCATAACCATTGCCGCTCTTATCACATTCCAGTTTCCACAGACGATCATCGCCTGAACTACCTGAATTATTCATTTTTTCGACTTCTTTAACCAGTTTAGCGGTCAAAGAACCAAGTTTAGATTGCTTTTTAAGGTCTGCGAAAGACATTAGATACCTCGGATGGTTTGGATTGGGGGGGATTTACTTAAGTAGTATAGCAAAGATGCGCTCAACTGTCAATATGATCTTTGAGCGAATTAATAGTTTCTTTCATACTATTGAAAAGCATATTCAAATCGGTTTCAGGGGGGAAACCCATAGTAATAACCGATTTACGTAAATTCTCTTTCATCTTAACCGCTTGAGGGTCTTCTGAAAGAGATAATCTAGTATACATCACTTTTTGCTTTTCTAGCAAACGTGACAATTTTTCAACGTTTTCCAATTGATCTTCACGATTCATCATAGAAAAAGTTAAGAAACTTCCATAGATTTGTTCTTGGAGATCATTAATCTCCTTCAACTCTTCTTGGATTATATTGGAATCAAAAAAATCACTCATGAACTATGGACCGTAATATTTTTTTGTATTGGAATACATTAATATTTATGAAAGGATCATATTTTTTTATTTTCAATCCAATAGTTTCCCATATAGGATCATTCAACTGTTTATCGAATTTTTTTGAAAAATGGAAAATTTTTTCGTATATTACGAATGTTTCTAGAGATAATTTCCCACTTAGAAGTTTTTTTAGTATAATTGGATGACCTTTGGAGCATTTGAATAGTTCTTCTAATTCTATCTCCGAGAGTAATTCGTTGCTTTGTTCTTTGAATAAGTAACTCAAACTCTGCTGTCGTTTCATCCATTCGGCGTAATTTCTTTCGCCAGAATTGATAATTTCTCCAATCCATAGGTTCTGGGGGTTATCGGTGGAAATAAAATTAGATACAAGAAAATTAACAACTTCTTTATCGGAATATTTACGAGAGGTTTTTTCAAACCAATACTTATCCTTTCTTTTATTAAATGAAGATATGGTTGCACGAGTTTTTGCACCATACTTAAAAAAATCATACTTTGGATTGGTAAAGTGATTTTTTAATGAAAGATAATGTTGATAAGCATCAAATGGAGTCACTTTTGGCATCTACTAAATCAAGTCCTTCAATACAATCAACGCTGACTTCATGTTCGCCAGCAATAAGATACCAATGGCGATCTAAACCAGAGGCATCAGGATATGATCCTAGATATTCTAGGTCATCACATTTATTTTCACGCATCCATGCTTGTAGGCGATGGTGCATTAAATCATCACGAGAGATCATATAGGAAGTTTAGCACGAGATGTTTTTTTCATGAAATTGAGACGAATAGCATCCCACTTCAAACGTTCTTTCAAGGATTTTGAAACTAGTTTCGTTACAGAATCTACTTCGAGTTCATTGATTTCACAATAATGACAGATAGCATCAATATAATTGAATTTCTCTTCTGCCACAATTTTTTCAATCTCTAAAGCAAATTTTGATGGGGTTAAAAATTTGCTTGCAATTGCCTTTTCTAGTTCTTTATTAGGTTCCATAGAGTTCCAATTTATCTGTAACAAACTTTCTAATGTATTCGGTGAGAAGTTTGATGTACTTTGATTTGTCTCTTTCTTCGTAGACGACGCATTCTCCATTTTCACAAGCCATAATGATTACAAATTTTTTGACTGGAATACCAGTCATTTCGTACAGCATACACCCATATGCCGCACATTGGACAAAATAATTTTCGATCCAATTTCTTGGTTTCGGTTTTTTAGAAGTCTTGAAGTCAATTATTGCTAATTCACCCTCGTATTCTGCAATACAGTCGACGGTTCCAGCAATACCTAACTGCTTACTATATAGGGAAGTTTCCAGAGCATGGATATTATCAATGTTCTTTAAAGTTCCCTTAGAAATTTTAAATAAGAACTCAGAAATAGGACGAACTTTAGGAAGATCTTCATTTTTAAGATGATACTCTACAAGAGTATGCATATCTGTTCCACGACCAGTCGCAGCCTTTGTTACTCGATTTGCTTCTTCATCACCTACTCTTTTTCTCCATTTTACAAAAGTCTCCTTATTATAATGACTGGTTACTGAGGTAATAGAAACTAGTTTTAGGAGTTCTTCTTCATCGGGAACAGAATAGTATCTGACTCCATCAATAGTCTCCCTCTCAAGAGGAGAGAGATTCAAATCAACATGATTAAACATTAAAAACCTGCATCCATTTTTGCAACGATATACTCTTTAACCAACCCAGAGCGAACAATATCATCAAGACCAAACTCAATAATATCAAATGATGGCATTGCTCTTAGAATTCTCATAAAATCAACGATACCATTTCTTTCATTAGTTTTCTGCAAATCAGATTGAGTTGCATCACCGCAAAAACAAATACGGGTATTTTCACCAACTCGTGTAATTATACTATCAAGTTCATGAAAATTCAAGTTTTGAAATTCATCAACAATCACAATCGCATTATCAAGTGTTGTTCCACGAAGAAATGAAGTTGACCAAAACTTAATTGTTTCTTGTGCCTTTAAATTGCCATAAAGCATTTCAAAGTCAGAATCTGAAGGCATTTGGAACATGTATTTGACCATGTTCTTATAAGGAATCTGATAGATATCTGATTTATCTTCATAAGTTCCAGGAAGGAATCCAATCTCTCGGGTAGAAACAAGAGAGCGAACCAGATAGATTCTCTCGTAAGGAGTATTATCGTTTAAAACGTCTTGAAGAGCATTATAAAGTGTAATAAATGTCTTACCTGTTCCAGCACAACCATAAGCAATTAAATGTTTCCCGTCTTTATATGAATCAAATAATTTTTTTTGATTCTCGGTAAGGGGATCAATATCGACAAAAAAATCCATATTGATTGGTTTTTTTCTTCTCATCTGTTTGGCAGTCATGCCAATTCCAATTGAAGAATCATTCTTTCTTTTTCTAGTTGCCATAAGTTGTTTAGATCTTTTTGACAGTTGAACGAGGTGCTTTTGATGCTTTTTCAAGTACATCATTCCAACCAGGATTCTTAGCAACGAGTTTATCTCGCCACTCTCCAACTTCTCCAGGTTGTGGACAAGTTGAAGGATCTGACCAATCCCTTTTCCATTCGGGATTGTCTTTACACCATTGAGGCCAGTCATGAACACTAAGAACTACTTCTTTTTGTTCACCTGATTCTTTGTTAATTATAGGATATGTCGCCATGAGTTAAGAAATAATAAAATTCATATATTTTTATTTAGACCCACTCAAGTGCTTCTGCACAGGTTGGGAATTGATCTATAAAGATCTTTTTGCAACCTTCTGCAAGATCCATATGCTCCTTCTGAGTCCCGTTTGCAGTTCTCAAATTAATATAATGTGCCCATGAGCGAACTGAGCCACTCATGTAGATTTTTGTGGGTGTGGCGAGTGGGAGCACAAAACGAGCACATTCCTTTGCAATCCCTGATCCTAACATTTCCTGATACAATTTCATTGCATTATCGAAATGCCGTTGAATCTTTAATTCAAAGTCTTGGCGCATATGTGGATCAATATCATCAATAGAATTCTGACGATTCTTTGTATCTTGTCGTCTTAAATCAAACAGAGGAATAGTATCAGCAAGCATTGATGAATCTGCATACCTCTGAGAAAACTCTTGGAATGTAAAACTACGATGCCGAAGCACCTGAGCTGCCACACCCCTAGTAGTTTCTAGTTCCAAAGTCATAAATGCCTGTTCAAACACTGACCAGTGATTGTGCTTAATACAATAACCCAACAATTTTGCGTAATTAGGATTCTCTTGATTATTTGGATTAGACACACGAGCAACGTATGCCATCATTTTCTCCGCATCGGGAGTTACACTAATAAGTTTTACAGTCATAATCAATTAGAATAATTATCATCGTCGTTAAAAATTTCATCATAATCATGTATATGTTGAGATATTTCAACGTATTCAGATTCAGATGGTTTATATGAACCTACATCAGAATATACTTCTGCTTTAAGACCATCAACTAAAAGTTCTAAATTGCGGACAATAAGTTTTAAACGTTCTTTATCCATGAAAAAAGTTCTTTCAGTAATTATAGCACAAAAAAAGAGGGGTGATCAACCCCTCATTGCAGTTTTTTTTAATTAATTTGATACTAATATATCTCTACAAATACGTTTACATGTAGACTGATCTTCATCGCATTCTATCAAACAACCAAAATAATCATTTACCAAATCTAATTCTTCGGTACACCGATTTAATGTTTTCTCAAAATGATTCCATTCCGCTAATTGATTGCGAGAAATAATATTGTGCATAATACCTCTATGGTACAGAACTTATGGTCACATGATCTAAGATTAAAAATTTCAAACCATTGATCACCTCATAATTCTATCACTATATAGATGATTTGTGTGTAAATGAATACAATTGAGAAACAAAAATTTATGCCTACGAGTTTATACTCAAGTATATAAAAAAAGAAAAAATTTATAACCTTTTTATAATATAAATTAATAATTTATATTTTTTCTTCTTCTCATATGATATAAAATAGGTGCTGGTGGATCGATCCAGTCTTCTATTCTATTAAAATTGTTCTCATCATAAAAATCTTGTTGAATATACCATAACTTCCAGTGTTCATGTCCCTTTGATTGGTTACATGAATGACAACAACATACAATATTTCTTGTTATATCTGCCCCACCTTTACACTGTGGAACAACATGATCCAGTGTTAGATTTTCTTCCGAACCACAATAGGCACACTGATAATTCCAACTTTGTTTTATTTGGTTTCTCCACAATCGTTTGGCTTCGGATGAACTTGATGTGTATAGATTAAACAAGTATTCATCAGGCGATTGAAGAAGATCCATAAGTGTTTGCGACTTATGAGTATTTAGTTTTTAAGAACATAAAAAAAGAGGGGTCGAAACCCCTCTCAATAAGTAAGTAAGTTAATCACTTGCTGTAGGTCTTCCCACGATAGCAGAATGTGCCATGGGTTTCCTTGGATTCTAC